AGCTTACTCGCTTTAGTTCCTGATGGTATTAACGCAACACCTGCTTTATCGTATATGCTCATTAGTTTAAGATTAAAGTTTCTATATTTTCCATTATACTTTGGCTACCCTCAGCAGTTCCACTATCTGATAACACTCTGTTTGAATAATCCATAGCAATACCAATTATCTTATATTGGTTATCTTGTTTGTTTTCTACAACATCTAAATCAACTGCTTGACTTATACTAATATAACCTACTTTAGTTGAATCTGTTGTATTGTAGCTTATTTTAGCTGTGTTAGCTGATACACTACTATTGTTAGTAACTCGTGAATCACTATAATAAAGGTTTGAACCCCCCTCAGTTATATTTGCAGTGCTTAATGATACTGCACCTGTTTGTCCGTTTACGCTATCTACTGTGTTTACCTCAGCACCTGCTTCAATACCTGCTAACTTAGTAGATGAAGTACTATCAAAACTTATTTTAGCGTTGTTAGTTGTTATGTTATTAGCTTGTGTGGTCGTAATACCCACTTTAGCGTTGTTTGACGTGATATCACTCGCTTGTTGAGTGGTTATACCCACTTTGGCATTATTCGTTGTTATATCGCTCGCCTGTTGCGTAGTAATACCAACCTTTGCGGTGTTAGCGGTTATCTCATTGGCTTGTGTTGTTGTTATACCAACTTTAGCTGTATTTGCTGTAATCGCATCAGCTTGGGTAGTTGTGATACCTACCTTTGAATTGTTAGTAGTAATATCAGATGCCTGTTGTGTGGTAATTCCTACCTTAGCATTGTTTGTAACTATATCAGCAGCTTGTTGGGTTGTAATGCCAACCTTAGCATTGTTTGTGGTAATATCACTTGCTTGTTGTGTAGTGATGCCTACCTTAGCAGTGTTTGCAGTTACATTGGTATTAGATGATACCCTTGCTTCTGTGTAATATAAGTTAGACGTACCTTCTGCAATATCGTCTGAATCTAAAACAACCGCACCTGTTTGTGTGTTTACAGATGTAACTAAATCAGTAGGGTGTGTAAGACTTTCCCAACCCTCGTTTTTTCTTACATAAGAATCGCCATCATTAGGTGCTTCAGGAAAACTAACCTTTGATGTGTTGGTAGTTATGGCAGTAGCTTGACCTGTGGTTATTCCCACCTTAGCGTTGTTGGTGGTTATGTCTGTTGCTTGTTGCGATGTTATACCTGTCTTAGCGGTATTTGATGCTACTGTACTATTTGCCGAAACACGAGCATCTGTAAAGTATAAATTAGATGCCCCCTCGTTTAGTTGATCAGTAGATGTGGGATTAACCTCCGCACCACTTTCAATGCCTGATAGCTTAGATGATGCACTACTATTAAAGCTTACTTTTGCATTATTAGTAGCTACGTTTGATTCTATCGTGTCTAAGTTTACACCTTGTGTTACTGTAATATGCCCTACCTTATTTGCATCAGCAGTAGGATAAGTGTTTTTAAGTGTGTTAGCAGCTACGTTTGTATTAGCACTTACACGATCTTCTGTATAATATAGGTTACTTGATCCCTCACTTATGTTATCCGTTCCTAAGACTACATCGCCTGTCTGTGTGTTTACACTTGTAACTGTGTCAAGTTCGGTGCTATCTACATAGTCCTTAACTGCTGCAACTGTGGGGATAGAAATATCATTATCATTGTTTGCAATTCCATCTGCTTCGTCAACAAACTTTGTGATCGTAATGTTTTCGCCTGTATCCTTCAAAGAACCAAAAGAAACAGTACCTGATGCCACTACACGTCCATCTGTGGACACGCTAACCCCTGTACCATTACCTGAACCATCGGTAAGTTCAACCTCCCCACTAATAGCATTGTTATCAGTAGTTTTGATTAACCCCTCGTAGGTGTCTTTTATTCTTTTGTTTTGAAGATTTGCCATACCTTACGTTCGTTGTTTTGTAAGAATCTTTTTAGTTTAACTACGTTTCTTTCTTTCGGTTTATATTTTACAGTACCCATCCGTTAAATAAGCTATCTTTATCAGGATAAACATCACTATCTGAATTACTATTATACTCAGGAAAAGTTGAGCTATTAAAACTCATGTAATCAACAAACCTACGTGTGTAATACTCTGCTGTATTACGTGCCTTTTCTACTAAGTAATCTACTTCGTTTTTGCTTACACTTTCTGCGTTCTCTGATGTGTGTTTGAATACACCACCGTTCTTTATTTGATAAGCAGCGTAAGGTAAATAATTAACCTGCGCCCACCATATAAGCATTGGTTGTACATAATCATTAACAAGATTAAGATAATCGCCTGTAAGCGTACCTGCAACGATGTCTGCGCTAATCTTATTGTAAAGGTCTGTACCTAAATAGTTCTGAATCTCAATCTCCTGTGCGATCTTGATAAACTGAATAAACTTATCAGTATCAACATTACCATCAATGATACTGTTTTTAACTAAGTCTGTGCGTGATATAAATAGTGCTGTTGCCATTATCCTTTATAATTTGGGTGGTGTCCGTTGTTAGGCATATCCTTTGGGGCTTTCGCTGCATCCTTATACCCTCTTGGTGTTGGTGCGTACGATTTAGGTATCTTATTTACTTCATCGTAGTTTTGGATATTTTTTTTCATAGTCTTGGATTTAAGTCTATATAAAACTTCCTCCCATACATGACCACAAGAAACACCACCTTTGAATCTAAATAAATCGTATGCTTTACCTTTATGTCCAAAAGACTTATTAACACCTGCGTTACTTGCCTTGTCAATATCTTCTATGCGGTACACTACGTTTCTATTGCTTCTGCTCATCATAATACGACAAAACTGTCTTGACTTGCCTGATCCGTATTTTTGTGCGTATCTATATCTTACTTTATAAAGGGATTTGTCTAAGTAACTAAAACCACTTTTTTTAGAATCTATTGACTTTTTCTCTAACTGTTGTTCTTTGCTTTCAATGTGCTTAACAGCCCAATCCTCAATGTTTTCGTTTTCATCGTTTTGTTCCCTAACATCTACTGCCTCCCAACGATTCGACATTGTCTCGCCTCTTAGTTCGTCAAGTATTACATCAAAATCTTCATCAGATAAATCCTCTTTAGACATTTTTACACCTGTTTCCTCTTCTCTTGTTTCTGAATCCTCTACATTGTCAAGGTCAGTAAACTCTAAAGGTTGTAATGTCTTAAAGTATAAATTAAGTGATATGTTATTATATGCAAGAATTTGGTCAAAGTTCTCAATAAGCAATCTTTGAAATGGACGAATTACAGTATTATCCATAAGGATAGTAGCTGTTTTAAGCTCGTCTGCGTTATTACCAAGCCCTGTGTTGTCTTTTATTCCTAAAAGCATAGGACTTACTACCCTGTGAGATACAAGTATCTTACGTGAGCTTTCATCACTTAAAAACTGATATTGATTATGTGCATCGCTTAGTTGAATAGGTTGTATGTCCGCAGCAGTTTCGGCGTTATCGTTAAACGCTAAGATAAACTTACCTGCATTACTTGAACCACTAAACTTCTCGTATATACGTCTTTCGATTAGTTCTCTTTGCTCAGGATCAGGAGTGCCATTGTTAAAGTTAATTAACATAGAGGGGGCTAACCCATTCATTATATTATTTAAGTGGTAGTTGCTTATCTCTTCCTCTAACTCTGCGTATTGTGTACCCCCTTGATAATCCACAGGCGAATAATACTTAAACCCTGCACGATAAGGTTTGATGTACATAATCTCTAATCCCTCTTTAGAAGTTCCAAAGGCAGGAATACGTTTTATCTCATCACTCTTTTTGTATTTAGCCCAATCGCAATGGTAAAAGTACGCTTCGATTTCGCCTTTATCGTTGCATTTTTCAGCACGTAGTGTTTCAACAGGGATATGTTCAAGACTTACAATTTTGCTTCTATCCTTAGAGTAGATAACTTGTAAAGCACATTGCCCCATAAGTTTCAAATCATACACTACTTTACGTACACAGTCAGCGTTAAACAAAGACACCATCTGTGCGTATTGGTCAGGTTTTTTACTACTGTTGGTAGCATCTAAACCTTTTCCATAAATCATCTCACTAACACCATTTATAATAGCGTTATTTGTAGGGCTTCCATTGTACCTATCTATAAGATATTGAAAGTAGTTGTTATCCTCCCCATAGCTTACAAACTCCTGATTCCGTACCTCTTTTACCGCAGGGCTTGTGTAGGTGCTTAAACTAACTATTCTTAAATCGTTTTTCATAATATAATATAATCGTTATCGTAGGTTGTTTCTGTTGTGTATTCCCCTTGATTAACTGAGTAATAATTATTCGTGTCTTGGTCAACTGTTTGGTCTGTGCAAAACACTTTGTCTTTATATATAACGCTTGTTCCCTCTTTTATTGTTAAATCATAAAACCTACCCTCTGTAAGTGATAATGATTCGCTTATAACTAAGTGGTCTTTATCAGTAGTTGCAGATGTAGAATAGGTAACAGATGTGTTTGTACTATCGTCTCTAAACACCATACTTACACTCGTTGCATAAGAACGTGGAATAACCTTTATGGTTTGTGCATCCGTTGATGTGGTTAGTTTTATCATAGTATAATAAACTCGTTATCTGCTGAGTGCGTTACATATTGGTTTTTATTCATCTCGTAGTATTCGTTTGTACTTTGATCTACTGTTTGATTTGTACAAAACATCATACCTTTAAATAACTTACCTATTGTGTCTTGTATTACAAATGAATAATAAGTATCCTCTGATAAGCTGTATTTGTTGTTTATCCTAAGATATGTTTGACTCTCTGAAAACGTCAATGTACTACCACTCCACTCTATTTCTGAATCGCTAAAAGTAGCTTCGTATGTATCCCAATACTGATCTGATGTATATTGTGTAACCACGTTTGTTGATTCGTTCCTAACAAACAAAGATATAACACCTGATACGCTTCTGCGTGGTATTACATCTATGCTTTGAGAATCTGTCGATGTAGTTAGAATTTGCATACACTTATATAACGTATAAATTATAAATTTTGTGTAATAAAAAAGGGGGCTTTTATACCCCCTAATTATAACTAAACCAATCGAAATGAAAATGTACATGCAAATATACAAAAAAATTATGGAGTTGGGTTAATTGGCGATGAAGCATCATCAGTAGGTTGGTCACAGAAAAATGGTGGTGCTGTTTCTTGTGCTGTTAGCGTGAGAGTAAAACCTGATAGGTCTCCCATTGCTGCACCTGTTACAACTGTACCCCCTGTAACCTCCGAACCATGATCCTTGCCCATCAAAAAGTGATTACCATTGTAATCTTCAATTACGATTTGTGGTCGTCCATGTGATAAGAGCTTAATTTGCTCCTGTGTAGCTACATCTAAAAACGTAAATGTAACATTAAGGGTTGACTCATAGAATGTACTGCCATTCTCTCTACTCGAATTTATACTTGTTTCGAGTGATGAGTTACCCTTGATTTCATATTTGTAGAAAGATACTGTTTCATCTAAAGCAATAGTACCTGAGCTGTCTGTTAAGGCAGCAGTAGTACTTGTGTAAGGGGCAAAGTAAATACTCTTTAATCCACCTACACCACTCTTACATGGTAGCGCTCTTCCATTTGTTACTGAACAAGGCATAAGATTTTGTTTTTAAATTAAAAAAGGGCAGGTAGGCACTTAATTGGCTTACCCACCCTAATTTGTTAGTTAATTATCTACTATGTGTAAAGAACGATATCAGAACCGACACCTGTTTGTACACCTGCTGTATAGCGCATTACTACACGAACATTTTGCGAACCATCAAGATCAGCCATGTCAATAACTTTAACTTCATTGCGGTCATCAAGCAATCCTGTTCCAAAGAATAGGTTTGACTTCTGAGCAGCAACAGCTACGTTATCTCCAAGTCCACCTGTTGGGAACAATGAGATACCCTGAAAGTTCATTTCAGTTTGTCCTACGTGGAACAACTCTCTATAACCCAAAGCAGCCTGCGCACCAATATATGCTTTAGCGATGTTTTGTGATACATAAATAGTTAAATCTTCTTTTCCGTAAACTCCACTTGGGATAGCATCTACGATTTTTTGAAGCTCAGCGATTACGTTTGCAGTTGTAACAGTAGTACCTACTACATCAACAACAGTTGCATCAGCAGCTAATAGAGTTTCAAAGCCATCAAATGATCCCTCTCCTGCACTACCACTCCAAATAGAAGTTTCAGTTGCTTTAGCAACCTCAGCAGCTACACGTGCGATAACGAAGTCAGAGAACAATGGTGGTAATTCATCAAAAGCACTAAAGCCCATTTGAGCAGCTTCCCAATCAGAGTGCAATTCTTTCTTACAGATTTGTAAGTTTACTTGCAATTCAGTTGGTGTAAGCACTTTCTCAGTAAGAGTTAGTGTAGATGTAGATGAATCAAAGTCACAATCAGCAGAGCGTACAAGACTTCCGAACGCACCTACTTTCATAGCAGCTTTGTACTTAACATTAGGTAGAATTGTTACCCCACCTTTGTCAAGTGTGTCAGCACTTAATAGAGCAGCTCCGAGATATTTACCTGCAAATTCCCCTGCATAGCTACTTCCTGTAATAGTTGGATTTGGCATTTTTTAGATTTTAATTATTAATAATTTTATTCATTACTTTGTCAAAAGTACTTTGCTTTCTGTTTTGCGAATACTTTAGATTTACTTTTTGTTTTGGCTCAGGGTTATGAGTGATAGGTTCAGATGCAGGTGTTTCGGATAGTTCCTCTTTCACTTGTTCCTCTACTTCGCTCATTTCCTCTTTCTTGTCAATCATTGCTTTAATTTCCTCGAGCATTGATTTAACTTCTGCTAACTCTTCTTTAGTTGCATATTCAGCTTCCACTTCTTCGATTTCCTCAGTTGCTTCAACTTCTTCTTCTTCCTCTTTAGCTTCTTCTGATTTGATTTCGCCAATAAGCCCCTCTTCACTAACAACAAGGAGTTGACCATCTTCCATCAGGTACTCCCCAACAGGTACAGCCACTCTCTCGTCATCAGATACAATAAAGACCTCATTGCCTGATTCAAACGCTTCCGCTTCAAGGACAGTACCATTATCAAGTTTAGCCTGTGCTAACTCAACCTCTTGGGTTTGCTCAATATCATTTACGATATCAGCAGTATCTTCTCCAAGATAGGTTTTGATTTTACTTAGAATTTCTGTCGCTTTCATAACTATATAACGTATTTAAAATTTAATTTGTATTTTGGTTGTGTTTAATAACTACCTATGGTTCTTTTTTTAGTATCCATTATTGCGCCTTTATCTCTTCCTACTTTACGCATAAGCTCAGTAAAATCTTTATCTTCAACACCAAGCTCTCTTAATTGAGAAAATATCTTTTTACCTCTGTCCTCAATGCTTTTGTATTCTTTAAGCATATCACTCAATCTTTGATTTGCTTTTCTTGCTAAATTAGCTACTTCTGAATACCCTCTTGTTGCTGACTTCCAATCATTTTCTAAATCGTCAATGGCAGCAAGTTCTACCTTTTCAGTAGATAGCTCTTGTTTCTCGATGGAAACTATCTTACTCATTACTTTTTTACTCATTGTTTTTATATTTAAATTTTTAAACTTTACCTATCCCTTGACCCCTTAATGAGCCATCACAACACTTAATAGAATACGTGTTATCCTCGCATAAGCAAGCACGTCTTGAACCCTTTGGGCTTGTTCTTGATGGTGTGATAAATCGTTTAATTTGCTTAATCATTTGCCTTGACCTCTGTATTTTTTCTTATATAGCTTTGAACCTTTAATGCTGCTCATTTTGGTTTTAGCGTGTACACCCTTTCTGCGTACCTTTGGCTTTGTTACTTTTGTGTAGTCTATACGTTTAGCCATCTATCTTTATGCAATTAGGTACTTTTTGTCCGTTTTTCATTTTCATACCATATTGTACAAAACCCTTTGCACATGGCTTTTTAAGATCGTGCTGTTCGCATGGCATATACCATACCTTACCCTCGTATTCGTGTTCGTGGTAAGATTCACAACCAATATCTTTTGCTGCTGCTATTGCTAATTCTTTTGTAGAAAATGCAAGTCTATCGTCTATGATAGCCATCTCGTCATTAATAACCTGAGAAGCTAAATCTAATTCGCCTAATTCTTTTAACTTGCTTTCAGCCCATCGTTTACCTTCTTTACCACCCCATAGAAGATATGAGATAGTACCACACGCTTTAGTGTCGCTTTCGTTGTAGTATTCCTCTGCTCTGCTTAGATAGGAGTACATACGTTTAATAGTTTCTTTTGAGATGGGTTTGCCCTGTGCGAGTTGTTGCGCTCGTATCTTACCTACATCAGTAGCACATTTATTGTTTACTTTCTCGTTAAGCTCGATGCCACGCTTTGCATTATTCTTTACACCACTTGGATAGTCAGTGTAGGATTCTAATTCCTCTTTTTGACCATCTTTGTATCTACCATCTTGTTTAACAACTCTACGGATGTGTTTAAGCATATCTTTTGCTTCATCTTCATCAAAGTCATCAATAGGTTCTTTTGGGCGTTCCATTTTATCAGCGAAGTACCCCTCTATTGAGAAGCCTTTAACTTTTCCGCTTTTTACAAACTGTTCCCATATCTCTTGATTGTTTACCTTTACAGCCCCCATCCAAGTTCCCACAGGTACATTTAGTCCGTACTTTCTTGATTTGTCCTGTACTTCGTCCTCTACTATCCAACTTTCTACAAGTGTTAAACCATTAATACTATGTTGATGTTCTAAAGTCGCTTTGTTTTGATTACCATTTTGTAAGTAAAGCTGTGATGCTTTTTCTACTGTTTCTTTTGAGAAGTAGATGTAGTACTCATCATCGCCATTACGTCTGTAAATAGGTTTATTAGGGATAAGTAATGCACCAAGTAAGATACGTTTCTCGCCTGATACCTCAGCGAGTTTAATCTCCTCGTTCTTTAGTGCGATAAAATCTTCCTCAATCGCAGGGTTTTCTACAACTGATATCGCCTCTATCCCTGTTACTTCCTCGTCTCCTAATATAAGTTCTACGATTCGCATATATATATAACGTATTTAATTTGGTTTTTGTATTTTATCCTATTGATGCACCCTCTACGATGTTTCTATCTAATTCCTGTGCTGTGCTTACATCGTTTGATACTACAAATGCCTTAACAGGTTGTTGTGCTTGTCCACCTATTGCGGATGCTAATTGGTTCGTATCTGATGCACCTACTATATTAAACGCAGGTGGTAAAGGTTCTGATGTAGGTCTCCCCCCTGATGATGTCGGTGCTGTTGTACTACCCCCTGTTGTTGATTTAGGGTCTGTTTTTAATATGTCCTTAACTGACTTAAAACCAATCGCTGCGGTTGCAGCTATATTTGCCAATTTAAGAGCAAATCCGAATGGTGTAGCTGTCTTTGTTGCAAGTTCAGCAGTAATACCTTGATACGTGTTTATAAGTGCTGCTGCCGCTGCTGCTGCCTTTCCTGCCTTTGTGTTTTCTCCTACTGCTTTAGATATATTACCGAGCGTTTGCTTAGCCATATCAAATTTAGCTTGTTGTGTTTCTTTGTCAATTTTTTTCTGTTCGCTCGATGATTCCTCGTTTAGATTGTTTAACTTATTGTTAAAGTCTGTTTGAAGTGCTAAAAGCATTTCATTCTTTTGAGTTTCGTCTGTTATCTCACGCTCAATAAGTTCTTTTTTTGCATCGTAGTCTTGTTGTAACTCTAAGCGTTCTATATCTCGTTCACTCTTACCAATAAGTGCTAACTCGTTTACAAGGTCTTTTTGTTCTCTAAGTAGTGAGTTTGTATTTGTTTGTTGTTCACTTCTAAACCCTGTAATTTGTGCCTCAATACCTGCTTGTTCATTAAGGGCTTCTTGATAAGCTATTTGTAAATCTACATTGTCTTTGTTTTTAGATAACTCTGCTTCTGCTTGTTTTACCCTTGCATCAGCATTAGCCATCATTGTTTTTTCCTGTTCGTCAAGTAGTTTGCCTAAGTCATCATTGGCTTTCATACGTTGCTCGAAACTTAAACTTTCATCGTCTCTGATTTGTCTAAGCTGTTCTGCTTGTCTGTCGTATTTTTCGATTAAACCTTGGTTAGCTGTTTCAGCAAGTCGTGCGGACTTCTCTAATTGTACATTAGCTATTGCTGCGTTGGTAGTTTCTTTGACATAGTTAGATGTAGCTTTAGCAACCTTAGTGATACCCTCGCCTACTTTATCAACTGTGCCATCAACACCTGTTAGAACATCTACAAACTCTTTACTTGCTTCTCTCGCTGTTTCTGCTGCACCTGTAAAATCGCCATCAAAGAATTGTAAAACCGCTTTACCTGCAAGACCTAAAGTATCAAGCAAGGAATTAAAACGCTCAATAATATTATCTTTAATCGCACTTCCTAAGTTTTGAATGGACTGTAATGGATCATCAAACACACTTTTAAAGAACCCTGTAACAGTACCCACATTGTTTACTAAGAAATTTACAAAGTCATTAAAAGCAATAGATACAACCTCAAAAGCTGTATTAAAGAAGTCTGCTGCCTTTTGATTCTGTTGGAATATCTCAGATAGTTTTGCAAATGCTGCAATAGCAAGACCAATACCTGCTGCTTTAAGTGCGTTACCTATCCCCTTGACACCTTTAGAAATTCCTTTAGTAGATTCGCCAACATCATTAAAACCTTTCTCTGTTGATTTTGTAAGGTCTTGAATTTCGCCTTTTACGTCTTGTATTTCCTTTATTGCTTTGTCAGTTTTAGCTTCTAACTCTACTTGGATTTTTTTAGCCATTCCATGTCGGTTTTAAATTGTTTAAATGCTTGTTTAAAATTCTTAGGCAAATAGTTTTGTCCTTTAGCTATACGGATATTCTCCGAGCCATCTTTTACATAGGGTAGTAATTCTAATATGTTCTGTATCATAATTCGTTTAATAGTTCTATGTTTGATTCGCCTGTTGCTAAGTTCGTATCTATACTGTTGATCTTATACCTTTTGCCATTGATGTCAAATCTATCAGCAAGTGTAAAGTTCAAAAGTATTTTAAGGGGTAGGTATGCCTTTACTTTTGTAAGTCTGTTTTTTGTGTCGAATACATTTGTGATATAATTGGTGTGGTAATTTTGAAACAACGTGCCTGTAAACGCACTATCCCCTGTGTATTCGTTTTTCTCTAACTTAAAATTAATATTAGCAGTAGATGTACCTGAGCTAAAAGAAACGCTGTTAGATGGCATATTTACACTTCCTGAAATTGATGAGTGTGTACCATACGTGCCATCAGGGTTAACAAAGTCTATAAAGCTAATAACCTCACTTGGGTTTGTATATACAGGATAAAACAATAATGGTTTACCTATATAGCTCTCTCTGTTGTCATCTACACTATAACCCCATTGAATATCTGTTTGTACTTCATTATCTAAATCTATTAGCCTTTCGTACTTAGGGTGTCCAAATGGTGCTATAACACTATAAAGAGAACCATCAACTACATTCCCATCATCGTCTGTTTTGGTGTAATTTGTCTTACCCCACTCTTGATTAAATAGTTGGTTGTGTGTTGCTGCTAAAAATGTCTTTGTATCTTCATAACCAAATGATACTTCCCTATATGGTAGTGATGTATTTACTTGACTACTCTTAACATCTACAAACTCACTTATATCGTATGCTGTGCTTATTGATTTTTTGTTTGTATAGAAGTTGTCTAAGGTGTCTATATATATCGTGCCTCCATCCTCTACAAATGCTACAAGGTTAAACATCTTAAATATACCTGTAAGAAAGTCAATTACTTTAATCTCAGGTATTTGTTCACTTATTACAAACTCAAAGTTAGCAGGTGCAATATAACTACCTGTTGAGTGTGTTGTTGTTACTGTGCCTGATGGTGTAGAATATTGAGTAGTCCACTTTACATCAGTAAAACTAAAGGATGATGTGTAAGTTATTGTAACTGTATAAGAAGCAAAATTGACCATCTCAGAGGATATGTCTATATTTTTACTTGTTGATGTTATGTTACTTTCTGAATAAACCTCTGTACTGCCTCTTGATATAGATATATCGTAAGGGTTTGACGAAGCCCTTGTAAGTAGTAAGCTTAAAATAGTTGGGCTATCTGATGATATTAATTGTAAGCTTGATGTGGTTGTCATCCTACTTACAGGCGATGCACTCGATGGTGTTGTAGTTCCAAACCCAACAGTCCAACCATCTATAAGGTTTACAAATTGATCTGTTTGCCCTCCACTTGATACAATGCCCTTTTTTCTATGTAACCACATAAACAAATCGTAATAAGAATCGTTTGATGTGTTAAAAAAGTCTGTGCTAAAGGTTATGCCATACCTATCTTCAATAGCCTCTATGATCTTGTGTATTCTTAATGCATATTTTAACTCGTTCCATGCAAGACCATGATTGTGTGAACCACCACCTGTATGGTTGAATAAATTACCTGTGTTAGGTGTGTTATCCCCACTATCGTAAAAAAGTCTTTTAGTGTGTGTAATAATAGGCACTACCACATCGTTTGTAGATGGGTTGCGTTGTAACGCAGTTTCTATACTTGATGGCGAAAACGTCTCGTTAAGTGTGTTTAACTCCGTTAATGCGTTTAACTTATCTTCTCCTAACAGGTCTTTTAATGTTACTGTGTTACCAAAGAAAGTAATGCGATACGATTTAGGCTTTCTGTTTTGTAGATCAACACCCTCTAATTTTATCTTCCCCTTTTTGAATGGTAGATAGTTTAGTTCAAGTGTAGCATCTTTCTTTGTTCTCGCGTCAAAGCCCCCTATAATGTCAAAGTTGTAATAGTGCTTAAATATCTTGTTATTAGTTTTTGAAGCAGGTAGGGTAAAGGTTTTAGTAAACTCTGTAAATATCTTAGCTACGTCCTTTACGTTCTTAATAGATTGCGTAATGTTTACGCTCTCATCTTTGAACATATCAACCCTTTGCCCCTCTATGTATAACTGTATGCTTTGCACTATCTTATGTTATTTATTTTATCAAAAGCGTGTTCAAAATCTACTGTGTAGTTTGCGAGTTTATCGTTTACACTTGTCTTGTATGTAATGGACTTGGTTTGTGGTATTACAGGAATTACTCGTTCCTCTGTGTCTGTTATCTCTGTGTGCCACACTTGTTCACTTAACAATAGTTCCTCTAACACAGCGTTGTGATCGTCATTGACGTACCCTGTGTTCATTGTAATCCTATCCTTACCTTGTGCTAAGAATGATTGTTGTTGGTGTTTATATGTTTTATAGCTTAGTGTAGATTGGTCAAATATAGATGCCTTAAACTGCTCAGATGTTACGTTGGTAGATTCTACTGATTTTTTAAAGAACCATAGGTCTTGTAATGCACCATACTTATTTACGAATGTAACTTTATAAGGTTCGTACTTACACTCATAAATAGTATTGATTTTAACAACCTCTACACCCGCATCTGTGTTAATTATAACCTCATCTACTTCGCCTATATTATAACTCCTTAAAAACAAGTCTAAGCAATCGCTATCCTCTAATGTACCCCCATCGTTTACAACTCGTTCCCTGTATGTATCGTTATCATCTAAACCACTTACTGTAATGTAGTCTATTTGCCCATTTGTGTTTGTAGAGCTACTTACTGTTTGGGTGCGCTTCTCTTCCCCTTTGTATAAGAATGTAACTGAGTTAGTGTCCTCTGTAAATACAGGGATTCGTACATTATCGTAGTTTAGTCTGAATATAGTGTTGTTTGATAGTAACAACCCTCTTGATAGTTCGGGGTTTGTACCCTCATGGAAATAGCCATAACCATCAAACGCTATATAGTCTGTATTGCTCGTTCCTACGCTCGAACCCCCACCATCAGCAGCATTGTACATAGTTATATCAGATTCTACCCATACTGTTTGACTGTCATACTCCCCATCAAACTCGATGTCTATATAGTCCCTTACAAGTTCGCTAACCTCAAACACAACATAGTTATTGTTATCTATTTCGTTTTTTGTGATTGTGTATTGTGCAGATGCAGGTTTGTTAGTTGTAAATACACCTGTGTAGATATATAGTTGCATTGTAGCACTTACTAAACTGCCATTGGTTGGTTTAATGTAAAAGGGGCTTCGTACGTTTATCTTTGTAGCCATTAGTCTGTTATTAAGTTTTCTAAGTCAATAGCAAATTGCTCTTGTAATTCAGTTGGTAGGTCTTTAAATCCTTTCTCAAAAGGTTTGGTAAAAAATAGCGATGGCTTAATACCATAGTTCTTTACGATTGTAGCAAGTGCAAACCCTGTTTGTTTGAAACTTAAAAATCTGCCTTTCTTATCTCTAAATTGTATTCTCTTTGTAGCAGCCCACTTACCAAACGTGCCTGTTTTACTTTCCATACCAACAAGGTTAGACGATTGCTTATAGCTAAACCCACTTAAAGACTTACCACCTTTAACACCTTTAACACCACGATCTTGAAACATACCATAATCTTCCATCTCAAAGTAAAGGCGAAAACCTGTACTTACTTGTTCCATCGTGTAGCCTAAAGAATCGTACAATGTTTTATCTACGTTCTTTTTACCTTTAGTAAGGTTTGTTCGTGACTGTTGCACTACATACTTACCAAAAGCCCTTAACGCAGCTTGTGTTTCTTTTAGTTGCATACGTTTATATCGTTTTCAATAAGCACATCAAATGTACATGCCCAACCTGCTACTTGATTCTCAAACCTATCATAAAAAGGTTCACAGGATGGATCGCCATCTAATTGATATTTATTTTGGTATAACGTGCCTATTCTAAGCGTTTGTATTACTTTGTTAATAACTGCAAGTTGTGTGTTAAGTACATCCTGTTCGTTGTCGTTATCCCTAAAGACATCTACAACTTCGTCTTTACTTTGATCTACTACGTCCATTGTAAGTACGCTCATGCTAAATCGTAACACCTGTTCCTCTATTGTTACATTGTTAATAACAAGGTGTGCTAAAGGGAATATAGTTTGTTTGTTTAGGTCTATGTCTGTTATATCCCCTGTGGTAACTGTATTGATGTTGTCATCGTTTAACAGTTGGTCTTTAATTGTGTTGGTTATTTGATAAAACCCTCTTACACCTTGATTAGCCATTGAATTTACTTTTTATTTGTCGTGCCTCTAAGTCTGCTTTGTCTTTCATAAAACTTAATGCGTATAAACATTGATGTACGTTTAGTTTAGTGATATCTTCAAATCGTCCAATATCTCCCTGAGCGAGTGCGTAAAGTGATTGATACCACCCCCATTTTCTTCCGAAATTAGATGCTGAGCTAAGCCCATCTCCTCCTCCGTTAAATAGTTCAACATAGCTTTCGATAAGTCCATCCCTAAATTGTAAAAAAAAACAATAGAACCTAAGACAGCACTCATAGGCATATCTTTTAATCTCTCTGCTATATCTACATCATAATCTTGTATGTTGTACTTATCCCCATATTGATTAACCACAGGTCTATATAAAACATTCATTGCTCTATGCATATTTTCCCAATCCCCTATAAACGTATCCAAGTCGATGTACTCCCCAAAAGACATATCGTCTAACTTAGGAATAAACCCGTACTGTGTACCTTTCATTTTAAAGTTGTGTACAAGTTTTGGTTTATCGTTTAGCATCTCAGTTAATATCTGCACTATGCTATTAATGTCAGTAGCCCTCATAAGTAGAACGTGATCCCCACGTATACCACAGAAGATTTCTATCATCTTGACTGCTAAAAACTTCTCGTCATCATTGTTCTCTTGTATCTTTAGATACCTTTGGTATTGGTCTAAAGTAACCTCATTAAGCGATTCGGGGATTTCGATATCTACTTTCATACTTATATAACGTAAAAAAATTAAATTTTAGCGGATTGCATACTGTCCTCTATTAGGGTTTTGTAGTTGATAACCTACTGCATATCTTATAGCATCAATAAGGTGGTTATACGCATCTATGGGTGTGTTAGACTTACGCTCTAACCATCTGTAATTATTCAGCTCTTTAATTAGGTTTGTACTATCAGGGCTTACAACAAGGTCATAGTCTTGCAATAGAGATATCCCATAGTTCACACTACCCTGTCCTTTTATTGATGGCTTTACACTACATCCTTTTGCTTTGAGTTCGTGTATAAGTCTTGGCTCTGCACTATCAACTACTATAAGACCACTTACAGCGTGTTTAAGATTAAGTTGTGCTATCTGTGATGTAGTTAGTCGTGGTAGGTAAAAACACTCTCTTAGATAGATTATTTTATTATCTGTGTCTATGTTCGTTTCTATGAGCGTTGAGGGATCAGCAGCAAATCCTATGTCTTGCCCCCATACACTTACACCTCTTTTCTTAAACTCGCCAATAGTCCAATTATCAAATATAACACCCTCAGCTTTACTCATCCACGCACCCAACATTTGTTGTTTGTACTTTTCAGGTCTGCGCTGTTTCATTTGTTCTATCTGCTCTATGTAGCTTTGTGATAGGTTCTTTAGGTTATCTAAGTAAGTAGTGTGTATGTATGTGGTG